AGTTACTGTTAATACTTAAATGTATATCTGGATTAGGGTTTTCAATAACGTAGTCAAGAACTTTAAATGTGTCTTTACACAGTAAAGGCTCGCCGCCTGTTACTCTAAAATGCTGTAGCTCTCTATAAACTGTGGGCCACCATTTCCAAAATGCTTCCACATAAGGATTATATTGATTATGCGGAATAGGCATTTGGTCAATTTGTTTAAGTCCTGCAATGTCATTAAATTTACCGTGAGTAGGATACGGGCCGTGTTGCTTGACTTCTTCCATCCATAAACTACTAACCTGCGGACTGCAATAGCTACATTTAAAATTACAAACATTACTAAAACTAACTTCTAAATAGCTAGGAGCAACATCCTGATCCCACGGCATATCTTTAATTTCATCTAAGTGCGGCTTTGCCCATACATCATAACTTTTGTAAATTCTATCACTAAGTGCATCGGGTGCGCTGTCTTCTACTTTCCAGCAATAATCACATTCTTTTGGTCGTACGCCTTCTAACATTAATTTACGTTGTTCTTTTTTGAACTTTGTATTATGCAATGCGCTGGGATTAACAGCCAGTTCGTCTAAGGGAATTTTGTGCGTAGTGGGATGGTGACAACTGTGGTTGTGGCCTGTTTGTAAATGCAGAGTTACTTGCTTCCACTTGGCAATACAAAAACTAGGACTAACATCGTTAATCTTTTGTTGAAATGCAATGATATCTTTATTGTGTTCCATATTAATTTATTGAGTTATCTACTTGATTTTCTTTAACCTGAGCACCAAGTCTCGGTGGGTTAATCCAACTTTCCTTAAACATTTTACTGCCGTTGTAGTCTAATTCTGCTACTTCTAATCCTAGATTAGTGCGTAGAGATTCACCTAATTTAAAAATTTCATCTTGTAATTTTTTCTTATCATATGTCCAACCTGTGGTCATGCATTTTTCATTGCCGCCTTCAAATTGTGGCTGTACACTTTCTTTCCAAAATGCATCATGCCATTCGAAGTCTCGGACTAATGTAAAATCAAAGTCTTGTCTAGCTAAATTGGACATGTAACATCCTAGTCTAGTGCCGTACATTGCCCATAATCCGTTGTCAATATCTGAACCTACGCTGGCCCATACCAATAATCGTTTATAATTTCTGTCATGTACACGTTCTTTAAGTCTACGTGGATCAACAGTAACTCCGCCTTCTAGGGCCAGCTTAACACCTTCACGGAAGCCTGCTCTGTATGCTTGATACGCACTGGCGTTATTATGAACATCGCTGTAGATGTTGTTCATTTGATGATAATAAATGTCCCAACAAAAGTCTACCTGCGCCTTAGGATCTTCTGCGGCTTCGTGTGTACGCATTTGTTCTACAACATGCTTTGGCCACAATTTTAAACCACCATTGCCATAGACTAATCCATTAACAGCGTTCTTTCCTGCCCATGATATAACATCATGCCTATTAATCTTTGTCATGTCCAATTCAATGGTTAGAAAGTCATCGCGAACTATGTTGTCAGCGTCAACTGTAATAAATCTATCTGTTTCAGCGGCGGCGGCGGCGGCTTTGTGTGCCGCGTCAAAGCCTTTAACTCCGTGTACACGTTTGGCCCATGGTGCTTTATTGCATAAATCTGCAAAATTTTTATCTGCGTTTGGTTCATCGTAGCTTAAAAATATAATGTCAAAACTAGTAATAGGTGCAAGCATTTTCTTCCTCGGTATGTAAGTGAAGATAGTTACAAAGTAATCTAACTTCTTTATCTGAACTTAATTCTATTTCAAATTGATTATAATTATTAAGTTGTTCGCTGTTTAATTTAATTGAGCCTAGCATCTTTGCCGGATCATATTTCTGATAAAAATATAAAATAAGATCATCGCTTAATCTAAACGAATGTATATCATTTATTGTGCTTTGTAATTTTAACACATTTCCATGTTGTTTGTAAAGCAAATTAGGCTTGTATTCAAAATTATTTGTCATTGGTTGTTCAAAAGACTCGACGCCCACGGATATAATTTGGTTGTCGTTGTAATATAAAAACCCAATCTTTTTCAGTTGTTCAGCATCATCGGGCAACCATGGGCATTTATAAGTTATTTCGTGTTCTTCAAATAATTGTTTCGTAGAGACAGTAAATTTACCCAGTAACCTTGATGGTTCATTTTTTTCAGTGCAATATATTTCTATGTATGCTGGTAGTTCTTCTAAATCTTTTTCCGTGAGTTTTTCTATTGAGAAATTAAACTTAAAAACATCGTCGTCAAAACGTATATGTACATTTTTAGACACAACATCACATACTAAATGAATATAAGAATGTTCAGTGGTAGTAGCAAAAATAAAATCAAATTCAGTTTTAAGACGCTGTTTATGTTGTGCTAGTTCTAATAGACCTGTATCATGATTTTTTTTAATTTGTAATTTGGATAGTGATAATTTATTATTGAATATTTTTGTTGTTAGCTTAGATGGATTTACTTTAATAATGATATTTCGACGAGAAGATGCTGATATTTCTGTGGGAGAAATCCCAGCAATATTATATGTTAGACGATCATATTCTACATAAACTTGTTGTTCGTTGTTTAAATTTCTTTTTTTAAGAACACTAAGCTGTATATCAAATTCATCATCCTCGACGATATCTTCTAAAAAATCGCTCATTTATTTTTTTAAATTCGAAATTGCTTCTTCGGTTAACCAACCACACGATTCATATTTAACTAGTCCTGATTGTACAAAATTTTCAATTTTAAGAACTCCGTCGTCATTGACCCAATAGGTTAAAAATTCGCTCCAACGCCTAGTCCAATTATTGTTAACATAATTATTTTCTTGCTTTGATAAATCTATACAATGCATAAAGTCAAATGTAGAAATTTTGCCACTGGTTATTATTTGCAACAGCGACATTACCCAACTATTCCATATAAATTTAGGAAATGAAGGCATCTCATGTTCTTTATCTACGAAAAAATTAATGTAGTCATCTTGATCATAATTGGCACATAGTATGGCGGCTAGACCAAAGATGTTATCACAGCCTTTATCTTTATTAAAAAATATAGCATTAGGAATACTAGAAAGCCCAAAACTTTTTAATTCTGTGCTTGCAGTATTGTATAATGTGGGATTTATAATTTGTCCGTTAAACAAATAACGATTCTCGGGTAATACAATGGAATCTAAGCCTCTAAGATTTTCCCATACTATAGTGTCAAATGCTGTTAATAGTTGATCCGGCAATAATGCAATAGTCTTGTCATATGGACTGGCTAATAGAGCTTTAAAATAACCCAAGGTAGGATTTTCTTCGTTTGAGTAGATAACATCATCTGCTTCTATAAATTTAATATCATTGTCGTTGACAATTACACTTACTGGACGATATGGGTCTATTTTTCCAATACTGCGAATTAATAGTTCCACTTCAACTTGATTGTCCATATTAGCATTTACTATTAAATAACCTTCACTCATAGATTAACTCCTTGAGTTTAGGATAGTGTCTTAGAATTGCCATTTTATTCATCAAGTGTATATTTTCATTTGACACTCTACTACAGATATTTTTCCATAGTTCTTTAGGATCAGGACATAATAAAACATAGTCACTAAGTGATTTAAATTCTACAATGTCATCAATTTGTTCACTGAATCTCATTGCTTTTCCTGGTAGCTGTGATACAATATTTCCAGTGTCATGCCCGTTTAATATATGTACAGCGATACTGGCTGCATAGTCGGTTCTAAACAATACCCCCGGAAACTTATACAGCCATTTATAATATTGATAATTCTCTTTGACATGTTGCCATATACCAAAGAATAATTTGGCTACTTCACTGTCGTTTCGCCAATATACAACTGTGCTCCACCACATGTCTATACCGTCTGGATGTAATTTTTGTTCCCAGATACGAGGTTTATAATTTCTAACACTAACAGCATCTTTATACATTGCTAATTCATAGTCTGTGTCAAATATAACATCTAAACTATCATTGCCTACAATGTAGTCAACGTCTATCATCAAAGTTTGTTCGTATGGACTTTTTTGAAAGATACTGTGTTTATTTTTATTATTAAATTGCGTACTAAATTCAGTCCAAGGACTGTCCCTGTGCATCCTAGTATTGCGTTCATGTTCTATATCTTCGACAATGATATGATCAAACGTATCAGCAAGTTGATCCATGGACAATTCTATTTGCAATGCATTATATGTATTCAAATCTGTGAGTAACGTCACATGATTGTTTTTCATGTGACGTTTTACATTTGATGCAGCCACAATGGCTAATTTTTCGTAGTCAATCTTGCCGTTGTTATAAGCAATCAACAAAACCCCTTTATTGAATTTAGGCATTTAATCCAACCAGTCCTTTAGTGTCTCGCTGTTTTCTTATTTTTTCATAGCTATTGTAATATTCATTGAGTGCTTCGGTGTATGCACTAAACAACTTGATATGAAAATCTTCTAAGGCTGTTATTAAAATCGGATTCTCGTTATCATCAATAAACACAAATTGTTCAACATTTTTATCTAATAAGTGTTGAACAAAATTAATTAGTTCAAGGGTCGCCGTAAACATTGAATTTGAATATCCAATGGTTAACATGGTATTCATCCGTTGTTTTAGATTTAGTTTTTGATTGTTTAAAGTTAAGCGGTAGTTGGAGAACTCCAATGCCTCTTTTAGTTTGTCATCCATTTTGACTCCATTATATACTAGTATAATGTATTTATATTAGCAAAATGAAATATCTTACGGAGTTGTTGCTGTTCCAGAGTAGGTTGGTTGTGTAATAGAAAATGTTGCACTTCCGCTGGTTTTTGTTGTTGCTTTATTGCTTTCGATGTGTAAAGTATGATTGCCATTTACTGCTGATGTGTCAGCACTATTCAATACTACACGAAGGACTAATCTAACTGGTCCCGTGATATAATTACCATTTGTTGCAACAATAGATCCATATACTTTTATATTTTTAGTTGAGCCTCCATAGCCGTATCCATAGCCATATCCATAACCGTTGCCATATCCATAACCGTTTCCGTTTCCATACCCGTATCCATACCCGTATCCATACCCGTATCCACCACCGCCACTTCCGTTGCAAATTAGTAATAACTGCTCTGAAGAGTTCAAGTCTCTAAAGCCTTTGTTTTCACTGATTAAGTTAACCGTTGTGGAAATTGTATTTGTTAATTTTAAACTTACAACACCAAACCTAGCATACAATGATTGCCAAAGTGCAGATACTCCAGAACCTGTGCCTGCCAAGGTCAAATTAATACTTCCATCGCTGTTAAAGAAATAACGGGCTTTATCGTAGGTATCAAACTGTAGTGTTACGGTATAAGTTAGACAACTATCCCAAGCAGTGCTTCTAACTATAGAACCTAATGTAGATAATGCACGTTGTCCTATTGCCGAAGTATTATGTCTATCATCAATATCAGTTGCAACAGTTTCTATATCATTCCAAATACTTGCTGTGACTTTTTGGCCTATAATAACTCTATCCAGTTCATATAGGCTTCCTGTGTGTTCGGCGCCTAAATTAATTCGGTCAATCATTTCATTGACCAGGGCCGCTGTGATTCTAGTACCGGTATTAGCAAGGTTAGCAGATGTATTTCCCCAGCCGTAGCCCTGTCTTATTTTGTCACTTAATACTGTTCTGGGGATACTACTAGGATAAATGTCGGCGAATACTTTGTTGGTATTATTAACCAACACATTATAGTCACTAGCTGTGATTAGTTGACCTTTTGCTGCCAATTTATCTTACTCCGACCGCAACTTCTACCGTACTAATACCATCGCTAATTTTATCATCTAATGCTCTGCCAATAATGTTTATTGGATTATATTCATTTGTTGCCATGCCAACACCTTCAACTTCACTAGAAACAATGCGTTGACCTTTACGTACTGTGCCTTTTACTAAACAAGGTACACGACCTTTAAGTGCCACAGGGTAAGCGTTTTCTTGCATTTTCATTTTGCTGTTTAATAAGAAACCCGGAGCTGTTGATATAATACCAAATACTTCTTCGTCGTAGGCTTTAATTGTTTTTGTAATTTCCATTTCGCCGCCAAGGCGCACAATGTTACCGGGAACAAGTTCTACGTCACTTCTATATATCTCGGCCATGTCGGCAAACTCTGCTTCCATAGCACGGCCACGAATTTTAAAGTTACCGTAATTAGAGGCTCCAGATGGATCACCATCGTTCATATTAATACCACAGCCAATAACTGGAAATGTTCCGGCCAATCCAGTATCTGCGTGTGGAATATATGTGCCAGCATCACTACTGATAATAGCAACGATTGTGCCTGTTGTTGCAGTTAAAGATGAACCTACATGTATTTTCATAGCACGGTGAAATATTCCCGAAGTATCTTTAATCAATGCTGTACTAAATCCTTCAACTGGGCCACCAATCAAATCAGTGCCGCCAATTGGGTTCCACTTAACACCATCGAATACGTAGATGACTCGTGAGTTACTGTTCCACCAAAATTGTCCGGTAATAGGATTTGAAGGTTCAACGGGGTTGCTGAAGTTTTCCAGCATTTGAACTAGATTTTCTGCCATTATTTCGCCGTATGCGGGATAATTTTTACCCAACAATTTAATAGGAGTAGTAATATCTACTTGTCTATCCGAAACGATTGTTAGTCGTGTGCCGTCTGTTTTTGTAACATCATATGCCATTCTTCAAAATTCCTTTATCGTATATTTACCTATTTTAATTTACTCTAATCCGCAAAGTATAGATAACTTGAATCACTCTGTTAGCTGATTTTTGCACAGGATCAAATACAATATGACTCAACAAGTATCCTGTATTTTTACCATCACTGCCCCTGCTTTTTAAGCCTAATTCATTAAAAATATAATCACCGTTGTATTCAGCAGGACTGTCAATTAAGTTATTTTCACTACTTGAATTTGGTTCATTTTCTTCTAATGTACATGTAATTACTAGATCGGTGTAGTTTAAACCAGTTGTATGACTAACTACTACTTTATTATTGATAGGATCTATGTTGTTTGTCGTATCTATAGTATCTACCACTTTAAAGTAAGTGGCATTGTATAAACCGGCTTCTATGCCTGTTGATAAGTTATCAGTTACGTCATTATACGTTATGTTCCCAGTTTCATCTATGATTAATCCGCCATTGCCAAAATGCATTTCATAGACATATGAATCATTGTTACCTTGAAGCATTTGTGCTAGTATCAAAGTCATTGTCTCAGGATTGATGGCATTATGCTTAGAAACAAGAATTTCTTTGGTTTTAGGATCCCAAATTTTTACATGTCCATCAATATTAATATGTGTCGAATCTATCATTTTATTTCCTGTATACTGTATTTAACTGTTTCTTTAACTACTTAGTTAAAGACTATTGTATCACCTGCTTCGTCGCCACCGATGCCAATTGCTATTTCTGTGTCATCAACGCTTAATAATTCATCGAATGATATGCCATTAATTTCAATTAATTGTTTAGTTATAGACGAGCTACGAATTTTATCTCTGTAACTCTTAACACTGGAATAAAAATCAGAAATAACTACAACATCATCGCGATGTAAAGTGTTTGTTCGTATTAGATTAGATCCGCTTATATTAATAGGTTCGATGGTACTTGATTTTTGTAACCAATCTACATTGACTTGTTCACTTAATACGTATCTAAACATTGCACAAGTCATTTTTGAATAACTTGTATTATATTCGTTAATAAAAATGTCATTACGGAATGCTTCCATTAAAGCATAGAACACAGAGTTTAAATCAAAATCCCAAGGAACATTTATTTGGTCCCATTTACTTCCGTCCCATGTGCCTTTTGTGCTAAACAATTCGTCACTTAATTTAATGGCGCCGCGTCCTGCATCTGCATCTGCTGTTCTGTAAACTACTTTAAATCCTCCCAATGAGTCTTTTTCATAAATGGAATTATCTTCTAATACTTTTATATACGAACTAGCAGTTACGTATGATGAATACAATTCAGCCAATGTATTAACTGTTAGGCTTATAGCCTTGGTTGCATCATAATCTGCACTTTGATAATTTGTGTATGTCCAATATTGTGTTAAGTCGATGGTTGTATCAAAAATTGTATACGAAGTTTGATTTAAAATATTACCCCATTGAGACAATGAACTTATATCAACATTTAATAATAATTGATTGACTTTTTTAACAAATGTACGTCTAGCTTCAATGATATCTTTAAACCAGCCCTGTGGATAAGGTCTAATATCATTGCCTAACTGCGAGTATCTGTGCAATTTAATCATGTCAGGTACATTTTTAGTAATGTCAAATTTAAATTTATTGGCACTTACATATTCGGCGCCATAAATAATCTGCCATTTAGAACTGTCAAATGTTCCAGTAGTATGTGTGTGGCATACATAAAATGTAGTATGGTGTAACACCATATCTCTAGGATGATAAGCTGTTGCTGTATTATAGTTTACATAAGGTGCGGTTGGCTGATAGTGTATGCCGCCTGCAATACTATCACGGAAACGAACATGGATCCATTGTGGAATAGTTTCTGTGTTATTTGCTTCTGATACAAACAACCATTGTTGATGCTTTTCTTCGCCTTTAAGTTTCTTCTTAATTTGAACTACTGTGCTAGAATTATTTAAAAGATGGTCTACACCCTTGAGCATAATGCTGTTATTGTTAATAGGTGCATACCATGGCAGGCCAGCGGCACTTGGGTTTAATAATACTTTACTCAACTGTCCTGTAGAATAAACTCGTATTGCTTTACTCTCTTGACTGATTGTTTCTTTATTTTTAACCCAGAAATAATATACATTGTAAGTTTTACCATTGACATAGTCTTGTTCTTCTACCCAATGATAATTATCTTTACCAGAAGTCTTATCAATATACGCTTGACCTGTGGCACGTTGCCCAAATGCCGTACTATTTGATTCGACTAGTTTGTTCCATTGAGTAGGATGCACGGGACTCTTGGTCCATTCGTAGATATCAGGATTAGCACCGTTGACAGTTGTACCCCAGTATCTAGCACGGGCAGTGGCCGAGCCACTTTCATAATCACTGAACTGTGTGGTACTTGTATCCCACCAACGGCGGCCGATATATTCTTCATACCAGCCTAGACTTGCGTATGCACTCTTATATTCATCTGTGGTGCGAGTATATTTTGCAGGATCAACACGACTTATAACATCAATGTCATCTTTGAATGCCTTTGGCAAGTACAGTTTTCTTGGATCAAATAATTCTAACTTGGCCAGAACTTTATTGGCTTCATAGTCATATATTGCTAGGTATTCTATGTCACTGTGGTCCAATGGCAATGAGTCTTCTTTAACTAATGTTTTAGTTATTGTATCGGTTTGCGTAATTTTATAAACTTTATAATTGCCAAAATCAAAACTAGTGTCACCTGTGCTGTTACCTAAACCATCGTCGATGATAGCAATGGGATAACTAGCATCGTATCCGCTGGGAGTAAGCGGTAAAGAATTAGTAATTCCAAACGGATTGTATTTCTTTTTCCAAGCATATCCGTTTGTATCAGCATTGGCTCCTGTGACAGCGTTTAGTTCAGTGATGTTTTTAAATCGTATAGGTTTAAAAACAAATACTTTTCCTGTGGTAATTGTTTCTGTTATTCTAGTATTGATATAGAATTTAAAAGTATCTTCCACTGATTCAATTTTCCAAATACCGTTGGCATTGGCGTTTACAGAACCAGCATTTACTATCAATACATAATCACCAACTTGTGCTCGATGTGCAACGTTACATGATATTCGTGCTTGACTGGTATCTGTTAATCCAGTGCATACTTCATTGACAGATATATTTCTATCGATAGTCTGCAATACTTGCCATGTTGCAGGAGTAAACATACTATTACCAGAGGATGTTATATTTGGATTAGGCTTACTGTAATTATTAATAAAGATGTTGGGCAAATGCGGCTCGTCGATTGCTGTAAACTTATCGCTGTTGTTTATCCATGTGTTAGGACTAACTGTAGTTAATGCGTAATATAAATAGCCGTTATAACGAACTAATGCATCTTTCTTATATGAAGTTGTTGCAGAGTATGCGGATATGTTATACAATTCTGCAAAGTTTTTATACAATTCAGGAAGATCTTCTAATGTTGCTACACTATAATTTGCGTCGCCTGCAATAATAGGACCGCTGGTTTTTAAATCAGTGTATGTTCTGTTTAGTGTAGAAAAACTTAGATCTTTGCCGTAGGGCTTGTAAACCCATTTTTGCGATGTATGATTTATATAGTGAATATAAGGATCTGTTTTATCTGCATTTTTTGTTACAAAACTAATTACCTGCGGATTTCTACTTACATCATCTGAAGATAATTCAAATTCATAAAATTCTATATTTTTAGTATTGCCAAATTCTCCAACACGAACCATGTATTCTTCCAAGGGTGTTGTTGATGTACCGTCGGGATGTGTTAATGGTTCTAGTCCTGTGAATACTTGTTTAGTGCCTTTGGTATAGGTAATAGCATTTTTAAATAAAGTTTCTATTTCTTCTTGTAAGAATAGTTGACGAAGCTCGGGATTTCGATTCAATCCAAACTGCGATCTGCTTGCTTCTAGTATAGTATTATTTTCAACTACATTTTCAATGTCTAATAAATTTCTGCCTACTTCACTGAGCGTATCATAGTTAGGTATAATAGAATTGCCACTGACAACATATCCGGGAACAAAATATGATCCGTTCCATGCTTGGCTCTTTTTGCCGCCTATTACAAAACTTTGCTTAGTTGTACATTGATCCGGTAAAAAGTATATGTCATCAAATACACTTGTAGGATCTAAGTGAACCACTGATTCGTATACTGCAAATGTTAATTTAATGCCGGATATTGGATTTGTTGTATCTTTAGTTTTAATTGTAATAACATCGCTACGGTCCACTAATAAATCTTTACTGAACAATGGTTTATTTTTTCTATCAACACATTGTCCAACATTATCATTAGTACCTTCTAAGTTTTCTAATTGCCCGTTGGCAATAGATAAAACAATGCCAGATGCCGCAGGATTTAAATCAATATAATTGCCAGGAGCAATAGAATCATTACTCCAAAATATAAATTGTGTTGCGCTTAGTTGCCAATTACGCAGATCATAAGACTCTACGTCGTCGAATTTAAATCCTTGTGCTTCTAAATATTTTCCGTAGCCAACGATAACATCATATATTTCTTGTCTGCTGGTAAATTCTTGTCCGTATGCTATTGTACTAACTAATGTAGAATACACATTCTTTTCTTTAACTACTACATTGCCAATTGTTTTTGCTGTTGTCGAACTAGTCAGCAATGGTGCATAATAATTAAAGAAGCCCTGTTCATTGGTAAAACCATGAAGTGAATAAGCAGTTCCGTTCCATATTACTCGCATTGCAGAGTAAAATATTTCATTGCTGGAATAATGTTTAACTAATCGAACTGCATAATTTTCTTCTGGCACAAACAAAGTTTTACGTTGACTTGCAATACTTGTGCTTTCTATTCTAATATTATTCTTGTTACTGAATCCGTTTAATAGAAATTCTTTATTAACAACTATATTGTTGAACTTATCTATGACACTAGACTTAAAGTCTTTATTGTTTAATGCACAAAACTCTGAGTATAAACTTTCTATACCGGCGGTATAATTTATAGCACCATCTACTACTTGTCTATGGTAGTAGTGATTAATATCACCTTGTAACCAATTTGTAGTTGTTCTATCTAATTTAATGCCCCATTGATTTGTTATTGTTTGACCTGGCACCCAGTTCGCATTAACATATCTAGCAGGACTAGCTAAGAATTTTAATTTAGCTTCTGAGGCCACACCACGATGCGTGTTTAAAAATACATTTTCATAGGGGCCTTGCTCTCCTATTACCCAATCTCGACTACTGTCCATTCCATATGCACTTAGCCATGCCAAGTCAAGAGGTGCAATTAAATTACCATTAATGTCGACAGGAAAATCTTCTGCATCATTTACATTGCTAACTCTAGCAAAGAAAGGATTGATATTCGGAGTATTGGGTGTACTAGTGTTGCCTGTACGTAATGCTTTTTCTAGAGCAATACGTTTAGCACTATTCGTCCAGCTATAATGTGTGTCCCACCATGTTGGCTTTAATGTATAGCCCAGCATTTCCCATGGATGTGTGTGCGGTCTATCTGTGTCATATAAATATTTGTATATAGCTCTCCATGATCCAGTAATTGTATCTGCGCCATCACCCGAGCCCAGTTGATAGATTAACGTAAATGGATCTGTGTCGTCGTGGGCAGTATTAGACATTATAAAAATGTTATTTTCTGCCATCCATGTCAGTGCTTCTGCATTTACCACAGAACGAGTTATTGACCATGGATAACGTCCGGATCTAAAATATCCCGGTTGATCTTCCAATAAATTAGCATTACTGTTATTTTCAACGTCATATGAAATACTACTCCATACTGCTTTTTCATATTCAAATAATAATTGATCTATTGTATTATTAGGATAGCCTGAGCCGTCGACCCCGTCTTCTAAATATAAACGTGTTCCATCGTGTCTGCATAAGAAATATTTTGTATCTGCGTAACTACTATCAGCATATATCTCAGGTTGATATACTGGGCTTAGTCCAATCTTTGCTAGACTTGCAGGTATTTTAGAATTAAATTCATCAGTCCATTGTCTAATTGTAACTGTGTCACCTTGTATGTCACTGCTGAATTCAATGTTAGTGTAATGTGAATCTGCAGATGTTAGCGTATAATCTATGCCGCGCAATAATATTTTTTTGTTTGAAACAATATGTAAAATAGTTTCTTTGCCTGCACGATGACTAATCGCATTGGGTATAGATACTGTAGGAGTTGCAGTTAATGTAGTTTCAGTATAATTAATAGACTGCCCCCAACCCAACATGTTACTATGATACCAAAAGTTTTCATTGTCTGTTTGATTTAAGAATATCTGTTTTACTGCTAAATTTAAAACATCTAAACTAGATATTGTTGATATATCATTTTTATTAATAACTTGCTCTAGTTCATATTTTAGTTTATTTAAAAACATGTCATAGTGCTTGCCTTGTTTAATTAAAATCTCACTAAAATCATAAGGTAAATTAGTAGCAACAATGGCAGCTTTGGCTAATGGATTATTATGCTTTAATAATGTGCCGCCGCCCATGCTGGAACTAATTAATGATGCATCTGTTTGCAATACTTCTTTAGAATTGGAAGTATTTGATTTTAAGTTAATAGCATGTTGGTACAATGAGTAATAGTTAATAGTACTTAATTTTTCATTCAGTGGATTGGTTGTTAAACTAAGAGGTGCAGTTTTGCTAGTCGGTGCTGTGAGTATAGTGTCAATACAAATTTTATCACCATACTGAGATTTTGAATCTAAAATAGATGTTGATATTATTTGCTGATTAAAACTTAAAGATCCATCTGCCAATGTAATGTCATTTAATGTATAATCATAGCTTTCGTAAATAGGATTTGTTTTATCTCTGAGAAAAGCAAATTGTAAAAATCTCCATTTATATAAAGGACGAATAATAGCTGACTTGGTTACATTATTAGCAATCCACGATAAACGTGTAGTATCTACGTTTAGTATATTATCAATATATCCTGTGCCCAGGTCAATACTAGATGAAAGATTTAATTCAATTACTCCGTTACTTACTCCGTTATTTGTACAGTAAGGGTCTTCGAGTAATACTGTAGTAGAAATATTATTAATTATTTCGTTGCGATAAAATGTTATGCTGTATGGCAAGTCGTGACAGACTATTTTAAACGTGCCACCTGATATTAATGGTAATACTTGCTCTAATGTATGGAAACCTCGCTTACTAGAAAATCTAACTAGCCCGTGACCTTCTACATTATAATAGAATTTTAATTTTTCTTTATCATCATAGAATATATGTATGGTATCAAATCCAGAAGCAGTTGGAATTATTTCACCGCTCCATTGACTTTCAGTGTCATTATCAAAGAACAAATCCTGTGTTTGTCTTGTTATATCTACACCTCGGCGTGGTTGATAGAACGATATAGGAGTTGCTGACAAAAACTTATAACCAAAAGGTCCTATAATACCAATCTCTTCTCCAGAAGTAATATTGTTATAATAAAAAGTTTTATCTACATCTGTTGTAAATTTTAATTGGTTAGGGCTAATATTAATAGGATTGTTTTCATTAATTATATCAAAGTCAATACTACTAATCGAAACTAATCTGTTTAATTCATAATCCAATACCGAGCCTGCGGCAAAATCTAAAATAGTACCACCTTTAAAGTCAGTTTCGTTAAATGTTTCTAAGTTAATTCCTGTGCTGGTATAGAATTCAAACTTAGGGCATTGATTTTTTGTTGTTTTATTTTGTGCAAACTGCCATCTAGAATTTTTATAAAGTAACCTGTAATATCTTATATCAGAATCGACAACTACTAATGCGCCGTCACCTGATACTACACTATTTGTCAGCGTAAAGCTGGCGTTAGTAACGGGATTGGCCACGGTGTATATACCAGGACTGTTTTCAAATACCAAGCGATCACCACTAACTAATGTGTAACCATACAAATCTTTGATTTTGGATTTGCCTACGTAATCAGATATTGATCCTGTCAGCATTGTCGCAACGGTATTTTTAATATTATTTGGCCAGTTATATAATCTTGTATATCTATTAAACGTAATAATAGGACGTTTTGCTTTATTTGCCGCAGTTACAATGTTACTAACTGACGTGTCTAAAAAATCTGCAACGGTTTTGATTAAAGTTATATTATACCAATGATCAATGACACCCCAATGATTTTCATTGGCAATATATTTGTCCATGGTAATATATTCTGGCTCGGACGTAACAATCTGACTGCCGTCCCATACTTCGCTGTCCCATTTAATTGATGGGGCATCTACAAACGGATCAGTTTTATCCCATGGACGTTTTTTAAGATAACTATTTGGAATTCTTTTATCAATGTTAGTAGTTCTTAATAATCCTATGCTTTCTCCTACACCACTGACAAAATAAGTTTTAGGTAAATCGACATCAGCTGTAACATATTCAGAATCAATAAAGCCAGTAAAATAAATATTCATACCAGTTTGCAATGTCAATGATTTACCAGTTATATCATCTACAATAGTAACGGTGGGTTTGCCTAGTATATCGTCAACTACAGAAAATTTATTTCCGCCACCAGGTGCTTGATTTAAATGAATTCTCATCGCCGGTAAATCATTGGCTACCCAATAATACAAATAATAATCTGTTAAGCGAGCAGGAATAATGGGCAAGTCTAAAATGTTAATATCTTTATCAAGTTGAATACCATCATTTAGTTCCAACCCTTTTACTCTAAAATAATTTTCAATGTCCAAGTAACTAGTCTTACCTAAATAAGCATCTGTAGAGTCTCTCATAACTAACATGTTGTTAGCTTGACTTTCACGGCGAACTTCATCTTCTTCTACTTTAAAGAAATCCGTGACTTTATTTGTTGCACTTCTTAAGCCAATAGTTTCTTTGAAATTTGATAACTGACCTTTACTGGTCATTAAATCCAAACTAGAATCTAACATCTTTTTGTTAGGTTCCGTGACAAATACCTGCGGTAAAAGATTTACATTTTTAACCTTTTTTGCAGTTATTTCTGCTGGCTTTTTAGTTTGCTTGCTCATCTACTGATCCTAATGTTACTGTCTGTAATTTCGTTGATAACAATAATATCGCTTACTCCCGCAACACTGGTCACAACTTCGTTTCTATCTGGTTGTATTTGGAATAAAGTTCCAAATCTACCTTCTGCACTTAATGGAACTATGACAACGCTGTTTAACTCTGATTTTAGTGCTGTGTGTATGTACGCTGCCAATTCTGTAAAATAAAATATTTCACCAAAGCCAAAGTTACCTGGCGTAAAGAATGTATCTATGGCCGCAGTAACTTTACTTTTAATTTCACTGTCAGTAATTTTAGTTTTTAAACTCTTAACAACTTTAAATTGTGCTTGGAATTCAGGATCTGCTAATGTTCCAAACAGAGGTTTAAACTTAACAGGATGAAAGATAACTTCGTCGGTCATCATTTTATATTCCGATAAGTTACTAAAGTTTTCACGTAGTTCTTCACTAGTAGGCGGCAATGGTGCAACTACGTTGACATTATTTTTCTTTTTCCAAGCAACGTATTCATCATTATATGTTTTAGTTAATACATATGCGTCTATGATGTTAGTTAAACTTGGATTCAATGTTTGGTCAATACTGGTATTGTGTTCCCATTTAAATGCCAAGTTCATTTTGCCACTGACAGTATCTACTATTGTTTCACTGGTGGTAAGTGGGGCAGGAATGTCATATGAGAAATCACCTTCTTCATAGTTTATCAATGCTATTTGACTTGTGCCAACAATGTTTAAGAAATGTTCTGGATCATCTGGCAAGAAGTCGTTGTTTAAATCTAATGGAGTAATCTTTACTTTACTGTTATCAGTATAGCCGTCATCATAGACATAATATCCGCTGATACGATATTTTTTAAGTACTGCTAGTTTACCTGCATTGTCTAATGTAACTAAACTAATATAGTCATCGCTGACTGCTTTAAAATTAGGATTAAATGAAGCGGCAAAATTAATATTGTAAAAACGTATTAGTTCTTCACTGCCAAACATATAATCTAATTGTCGAGTAGTAATAGTCCATCCGTCGCCAGTTCTACTAAGATTAATTAGCCAGCCGGTTGTGTTACTTGCAGAATCATAGTCTGAGATTTTATCTGCATTTGTTGTAATGATTGTCCACTTGGGCGTGATGTTATCAAACTTAAGAGCAAAATTTTCTTTGGCGTTTAATTTTTCTATAATCAATTCACGTGTCATTGTATCAAATACTCTAGAAAACGGTGGAAGTATTTCCACCACTCTATTGGTAGTAGTCAATGAAGCATTAATTTCAACAGGGCCGTGTCCGCTAGGCAACAATCCGGTATATACATAATTTATATTTTCAATACCAAGGCCGTCACCTCGAATGTCTGTTATAGTAACCCATTTAGTTGAACCTGTGCTACTTTCAAATTTAACCAATGCTCCGGGGCGCATTGCTCTTAGCTCGCCACCTGTTGTAAACCCTAATTTCATAGGAACGGTGGCTGCCAATGACTCAGAAATAAAACCATTGCTTGATGTTAAGTCATTATAGGCATATCTCCAACGATAGTCACGAACCTTATATGCTCTGGATCCTGTTGCATGAGCGACCGGCTTTCTTGCTATATTTGCCGGATCAGTTAAATTGTTTGGATCATATTGTTGCGCTCTTAACACTCCAGTAAATGTGTTACCAGTAATTCCACGGTATGTAAACAATTCATCATCAATTTGTAACATGCCGCCATCTATATCAAAATTGTCGTAGGCATTGAGAGTGTTAAGGCTTGCAACTGGAATAGTTATAATAGTAGATGTTGCATCAATATCAATAGTAGTAGTTGCGTAATAAATTGTTTTTTCTAATTTAACACTGGGGAAATATTTTGTACTTGCAGTTCCAGTTATACCTTCTAGGTTTAATTTACCATAATAAAAGTTTAAAAGTCCAACATCTGTTAATTGTTTTTCTATGTACTCGTCTAACAAATCAACACTGCGTCTAGAAGCATCATCTGCAATGTAGGTATTTTTAATAGAGTCGCTTTTATACATATAACCATCATCACCAAATTCAATTAGTGGACGACTCTTGCCAGTGGGATCGCTTAAATCCACGTAACGACTGTGTCCACTGAATGTACGGTTTTCGGTTTTCATAATCAACACGTCGTTGTTTAATGTGGGCAAAAAGCCGTTATAGTCATCACCGGTGACCATTCTATTTTTACTATAGAATGCTTCGGGTGCATTACGTTTAATTTCATCAACTGTTTCACTGGGCAATCCAGTGATCATGTTATCTTGTAATTCTAATGTCAGTGTCAACGTTTGACTTTGATTATTTGCATTTGTGTAACCAATGTTAAATGTAATATTAGTAATTTCTCCTGCTTTAATTCTAACAAAATCATTTTCTGCAATACGATACCAAACTTTTATTTGTCCTGTTGGCACATTTGTAAATGAGCCATCACCAAACTTAATACTTGTAATGTCAGCATCGCTGTAGATAACTTCATACAAATTGTTTTCGCTGCCGCTGTATTCATTTAATACAATATTAGAAAAGTTCAAGTCACTGACTTTCTTCCAAGATTTTAATATTGCTCCAGTGTCATCTATTGACTGAACATAAAAATCTTCTTCGCTGATGTTTCCTGTGTTAGGAATGTCTATAGTTAAATTAGCTGTGGGACTGAAAATCTGCTGTATAGTACTAACCAATGATCCCTGCTTGGCTAAAAAGAAAAATCCTGTTTTAGTGCTGCCAACGCCCTTGCCATCATTTCTATACATAATACTAAATGCACTATCTAAGTTAGGCTCGGATTGTGTTAGCGTACCATCTGTGCTGATATCAATAGGTAGTATATCAAAATTTAAATTTAACCCGTCAACGTTACTACTGATAGCATAATTTGTTAGCAATTCTGTGCCAAGGTTATTAAAATTATATATTTCAAATAAGTTACCAGTGTCTGTGTTTGTGCTACGCTTTACAGGAGTGCCAAATTGATTGTTGGAATTAAATGAAGCATTCATTACTTTTGTAAAACGCTCGTATTCTAATTCGCTGGGATCGGCGCCCCACATAATTGTCTTATTGGATAAATTTACACCACTGCTGTCCAAAATTTGTTCAGAAGTATTAACTGCTACAACCTTCATAAAACCCTGTGCAGGACGAACACGTTTTGGCTTGTAACTAAGCATACGTGCAATACGTAATACACTTTCACGCTTTTCTGCTGTGTCTAAAATGTTTTCTCTGGCATTCAAGTCCATACGGAATGCTAGGTTCTGACCTACATACGCTACTAAGTCAACTAAGGCGATAAACTCGCTGTTCTGTGTATAGTCGTTGAACTCTTCAGGATAATTAAATTGAACATAATCAATCATTGACTGACGCAACGTGTCGAAGTCATAACTACGGAACTCTGCGTTTTTAAAACTAGAATATACTACTGTCCAGTCTTCTGCTCCGTATAAGTTTTCTTGTCTAATTGCCTTTGGCATAGTTTATCCTTTTATCCAATTTCTCGTTCTGCGGTCAAGTTTCTGTTAAACACCGCTACTAATTCTGTTTCTGTGGCTGTTGGAACATATCTCAATATAATTGACACTATAATAGTATGCTCATTGTCTACTACATCTAAATTTAATAAATCTAATCTAGGATCTTTAGTTACAATACGTAGACAATCTGCTCTGATAGCATCTATGATTTCGTCTGTCAAAGGATCAAACAGTAAATCCCATACTATGCTGCCAAACTGCGGACTCATCAAACGCTCGCCTTTGCGAGTATACAACTCGTTGAGCAGATCACGCTTTGCGAGGTCTATATCATAGAGTTTGAAGTTTCCCCATGTTTTATCAACAGTACTATAACCTTTGAATTTTCTCATACATGTATTTATTATGAAATAATGTATGTAGATAATGAATCAATGAAAAAGGCACATAGTGCCTTTTGTTATCCTGTTGCCGTTAGCTTACTATCGTAGCCCAAGTATTCTGCCCATGCCGGATCACGCATTTGATAGGGATTATGTTGTTTAACAACTTTAACCATTTGCCAATAGCTGGGTTCTTTGGGTTTAATCATGGGCTCAATTACTTTGGCACCTTTGAGCCAATTACAAGTACCACAGCAAGTAACTAGATTGCTCCATGAACTGTTGCCGCCCTTACTTTTAGGCGTGACATGATCTAGCGTCAAGTCTTTGGCTTGAAACTGGTCTCCGCAGTACTGACAAGTATAGTTGTCGCGTAGATAAACCATTTTACGGTTAAACAATACTTTGTGTTTTGGTCGTACATAACGTTTAGTCATTATGATACTAGGCACGGGTATTGCTAGTTTTTGACTGTGGACTACCCAGTCATCGTGCTCTTTGATCACAGATACTTTGTTTAAAAAAACAAGTTTAATGGCCATGGTCCAATCAACGACACTGGGCGGCAGCATGGATAATGGACTACCATCGCTGTTCAAAATTAATGTATCGCTCATATTTTTATTTAATCTTATCGGCCAAATAGGCGTAAAAACTATTATACACACTTAAATATATATTGTCAACTATGACAGTTTTTAGGAGACTGCAATGGACATCGATTCACTCGAACATCATATCAGAACTGTGGATAACAGACATACTCAATTAGCAAGACAAATCGAACAACTTACGTCTCATACAAGTTGGGATGAGTTTCAAGTAGAAACACTTAAAAAAGAAAAACTCAAACTCAAAGATGAATTAACAATTTTGTATCGAAAACGACACGAACTGACACAAGAACATCACTTTGAATAATTGACACAAATTCAATAATATAGTATAATACTTGCTTGTACCACACAAGCGAGTATTTTATGAATGTAGCAAATTACAAACAAAAATATGCAAAAACGGGTTCAAGCAAATTAGTTTTTCTCAAAAAAGACAAAATTAATAGCACCCATAAATGGGTAGAATATGCTTTAGATATTATAGATATGTCTTCTTTGTTAATGCAAACAAATAATTTAAAAGACAAATATGCATTAATGGATGCATTAGATACTGCACAACGTAAAAAAGATTGGCATTATCGTCAGGATAACT